TCAGTGGTAGGGTCGATTGTAAAGCTTGTTGTAGTAGCACTGTCACTTGGAAAATTTTTAGTAAGTAAGCTTATTTGTGTGTTACCCGTTTGACTAATAAAATCAGGTATAAATCTTCTGATTTTCATAATGTATTCACCATCTCCTCTAAGGTCAGGCATACCAATTACCTGTCCTGTGGAACTTCTTCTTTGAGTAATATCAAAATCACCTGAAAGAATGTTCGCAGCTACAGTAGTAATAGCTCCGCCTGCATCCACTTGGTCGGTCCCTGTTTCCTGTTCATAGTATATAGTAGTACCATCCGTATTACCAGTAACATCAAACGATGCATTATCGCTATCATCATAGTTACATGCATGAGGTTTATCAAAGACTGCCGAATCAGCCCATGCAGTTCTGTCTAAAGTACCCGTCGTCCAGATCGGACGCTTATGCATTTTTGATTCTACATAACTATAGGTTACCACTCGATCCACTACAGATGACCCTGAACTACAATAGAACCAGTTTATTTCTCCAAACAAATTGTTCAATCCACAATTAACTAAGTCTTTAGGAGTTGAATTAAGTGCGTCATAAACATAGTCTTCCACTAAACAAGGCATAGATTTTAATTGACCATCGTACATAAAGAAACCATTCTCCGACATCCAATAAGAAGTACCATCAACTTCTACGCATGCATTTTTTCCTAGAAGACCGCAGTTAGTTCCTGCCTGTTCAAAGGAGAAGGTAAAAGGTTGGCCTACAAATCTCATTAAAAATAAAGAAGTATCGGTCCATACATAAATTGCATCTCTTCCTCTCTTGGCTCCCATGATCATTGAGCCCGCTGCAAGCCTCTGGGTACCTGCGGTATTATTTGCTGTCACTGTATAGGAATCCGATTGATCAATACTTTCTTGGTTAGAGAATCTAATAAACATATCGTCTTGGGGATATGTGTTTGTGTCAGAATCAATAGTAGGTTGTGTTCCAAAGAACACTAAGTGTCTATCGGGTGTTGAAACTAAAACATGTCGAGAAGCATATGGAGTATTAGCTATCCGTGTAGCTCTTGTTGAAGTAGATCCGGCAGCAGCTGCGTCCCATTCAAAACAGGCACCATTATATATAAGAGCAATTAATTTTGTGCCATAGTTATCCAGAACCCATAGACCTGGATCAATTACAAAGTCAGCTGAAGAAGCTTCTCCCCATGCAACATAGTCGGAAATATTAGTGATAGTTGCGCCGGCAGTATGAGAAGCTCTTGAAGTTCCATTAACTGCACGCGATCCTCCGCTTAATGTATTAGTGCTTGTATCGTTGGCAGTGTAACTTATATCTTCTGAGTCTATTCTAATTTCTCCAGATGCTGGAAAAGCAGCAGAGTTAGTTAGAACAACATCAGTAGTAGAATCATCAGGAAGTGTTGTTGCTAGAGTAGTAGTTGCAGGACCTGGAGAAGTTCCAGCCCATAGACCTGTTCCCCAACCATAACCGCTTAATTGTTTAGCTGGGCCTACTGAATAATAACATAAGACCGAAGCTGAACCAGCGGCAGCGAGAGGTGTTAGTGCTTCTGGAGTATCCATTGTAATTTCAAATTCAGTAGAACTTAAAACTGAAGTCACCATGAACTTATTGTCTTCAAAAGTAGCATCACTAAAAGTTGAACCTGAAAGACCACTTACACCATCAAATAAAACAATATCGTTATCAGTTAAGCCATTGGCTCCTGATGAAATAATTTTAACTGTCTTGGAAGAACTGGTACTTGTGAAAGTACATCCAGTTAGTGTAGTTCGGATAGGGTGAATGTCATAAAACGTACCCCCTGAATAAACATATAAAATTCTGTTGGTTCCTACAGCAGCAAATTTAATTCCAGCATTATCATCCCAATGATGAAGCGCTCGACCTGCACCAGTTAATTTAACATCACCTAACTGTTGCCAGCCTCCTATTTTTTCAGGTCTTCCATATCTGAATCGGACGTTATCGCCGTCAGTCCATTGACCTTCTGCTCCTAGTTCTGAGACTTGTTTGTTGAAACCTGGTATAAAACCTAATTTTTGTAACATATAACTCCATATTATGTATTCCTTATTGGTGGAATACCCAACATCGGCCTTTTGTCGAACCTGTTCTTTTCAGCAAAAGGACCATTAACATGGTTGTAATGAAGAAAGACTTGTCCACACATGTCTCCTTCAAGCGGTTCTCTCCAATGCTCTAATTCGCATCCACTGTACACCAACATATCTCCAACATCAAGTATGACTTTAGTGCCAGCTGGAGCTCCTGGTTTTACAATTGTTGTGGTTTCACGACCGGATAAAATATTATCAGCTCCAGTGCCATCGATGAAGATTGGCCAAGGGTGGCCCCCTAAATGAATAGTTGTAGAAATTTCACAGCTAGGTCTGTCTTTATGTCTATGGAGAATATCTCCTTTTTTATAGAGTCTCGCATATGAATAGGTTGGAATTAATTCTAGCCCTGTTTCCTGGGCCATGATCGGTAAGACTTTAACCAAGAGAGTCTCCATTACATGATCGGAATAATGAGAATAGGTATTGGGTATTTGTTGATCGGCCCAGGTACCCAACATCCCAGTGTCATAGGTTAAATTATTATCGTACATAAATTTAACGGCATCTCTTTTTAAGAGAAAATAGTTAAAGACAAAGTTAGCGAGCTCATAGCTAATTGCTTTTTTAATGACTTGATATTTATTGAACATCAGTGTCCCTATATTGTTGTACTTCTTTTTTTAGTAGAGGTATGTCATCATTAGGTAATACTTTAATTTCAAATTCTTCCATACCGAGTTCTAACCCTGCTATATACCTTCTCATACCTATACATATTTTATACATATTATTTTCTTCAATACATAAAATAGGATTAATCATTCCTTTTTCTCCTATATCATCTCTTAATTTTTTATAGTGATCATTATGTCTTTGCCTCTCTTGACCTTCTAAAGTATTTAAATTTTCATTACACTCTCTAAACATAATTTTATCTTTGTGCACTATCATTGAAAGCCTTGTTGTATAAAATTAAAACTTACTGATATTCTTATATCGTTGGATTCATTAGGTTCAACAGTATGCCACAACCATGCAGGAAATATAACAATTCTTCCAGGGATAGGATCTAAATTTACATCTCTCCATAGAGATTTACCAGGATCCCCTGATTTTCGCACTGGCATAATTAATTGAATCCCTGGTCTAGGGTCATAGAGCCTAAGTCTACCTGAATTAATATTTGATTTAACATAATACACTCCTGTGTATAAACAATTAGGATGTACATGAGGTTGATTGGATGCACCAGGCGGATTAATATTAGCCCACATATTTCCTATTCCAAAATCTCTATCTAAATGTTGGTCGTCCCATACTTGTTTCATAGCTAAAAAGAGCTGATCCACTAAAGGTTTGTATTTGGGTTTGGTTTGCATGTCTGTTTGAGAATGCCATCCTTGGACATTTGTTTTGTGTACTCCCTTGTCGTGCTTAGACCATTCAAGAATATCTTGTGCTAGTTTATCATTATCTAATTTAACATCAAAGCCATAAATAATAGTTGGAAAAAATTCTTCTTTAATCATCGAAAAGGTTTGCCTCCGAACCAAACAACTAATGACTGTCTTATTCCACGTTTAACTGGGTTAACCCTATGATTTAAAAAAGATGCAAAACAAATTGCATGACCTTGTTTTAAAGGTGCATATTTTCCGGGCGCCATAATTTCTAATTCTCCTCCTTCATATTCTGATGGATCATTTAATAAAAGAGTCATTGATATTTTTCTAACCGGTGGTTCATGTTGCATGCTTACGTCACAATCCATATGCCAATCATAGAATCCTCCTTCAGGGTATTCTGTAAACTGAGCATTTTCTGTTATGCGTATATCTCCAAAGCCAAAATGATTTTCATTAGCTTGAAGAATAAATTTATAAAGATCATAATACATGTGACCCATTTCTTTAAATGGAATCCAGCTGATGGTGGTAATTCTTTTTTTAGTATCCGTACCGCCGCCAGGTTTATTCATTCCTACTTGAGCTACTTGGGGTTTTTGTGCTCTGCCCGATGCAATGATTTGATTACACTGCTCGGGTGTAAATAATGGAGTCGTGGTTTGTATAATCCAGCTTTTCCATTTAGGTTCGGTGATGTGTATATTTTCGTACATTAATTTCTACCTCTATTTATTATGGGATCATATTGCACATCCATGTTTGCTGATAGACTTCTTCTCATTCCTGGTCCATTAAATGGATATACGCAGTGTCTCACATCATAAGGAAAGACATAAAAATCTCTTTCTTTTAATTCTGGTTGATAATCAATGGTTGCAAACTGTCCAGACGCTGAACCTAATATCTGAAGTCTTCCGTTTTGTGGTTGATGAGCTGAAGAATATTCTACACCAAAAGACTCTGGAAGTTTTAAAATCATAACCGAAGACAGACCTTT